AAAATATTGATATTACCTGTTTATTATTCTGAAGAAATGACAACAACATATGATGCTCAAGAGATTGGTTACATTAAAGATGGAGACACAACTTTTGTTATACCAAGTACATATGGATTTGTTCCATTAGTCGGAGATAAAATAAAATTAGAACAAGCATATTTAAGACCAACAAATAATATATATCCGATATATAATGTTGGCGGAATAGAAAAATCAACTAATACTGATAGAGTGTTTTATCGATTAAAACTTCATGTGGAACAAAGTATAACTGAAGATCAGCTTGATGAAAAAGTTTCTAATTTATATACATTTTTTGAATATGACAAAAAGATACATACAATAGAAGACGCACAATTTTTAACTCAGCTTCTTTCTAAAAACGAAGATTTAAAATCATGTGTAAAAGATGATTTATATGATAGAAGAAGTGGATATTATTTCGATCATGGTATAGGTCCATGTTAAGCGGAGAATACAAATGACAACAACGGTATCAAGCCAAATTTATAACTCGAGAGATTACACATTAACTCAAATCACAACTAAATTAAAAGAATATTTAGAACTTGAAAATGTGGATCTTACAAAATCATCGTTTCTATCTTTTGTAGTTGATATTCTTTCAACGATGAATAGTAATTTAATGTTCTATCAAATATCAACTTATAAAGAATTTTTCTTAACAAAAGCTCAATTACCAGAATCGATTTATAATTTAGCTGCATTCTTGGGTTATAATCCTTCTGACGCTACTCCTTCTGAAGTAAATATTTTATTTTCTATTCCCTTTGGATTTACAGATACAAATACTCAATTTACTATAGATGAAGGTTTTCAGTTGGCAGCAGAAGGTGATATTAAATTTGCGACTTATTTTACTACAACAGTGACAGTAACAAATAATTCACAAGTTTCTGTAATTGTAACTGAGGGAAATAGAACATATAATCTACCGGTTACTATTGAAACGGAACAATTTTTATTTATTCTTCCTTTAAGACAGTTTAAAACATCAATTCAGGAATTTCAAATTTCAGAGGATTTACAACAATATCAATTTGTTGCAATCGAAGTTCCTTTTGATGGTCAGATATCTACTCAAGTAGTGGGAGTTCGTCCTCCTGAATCTTCATCATTTGAGACTTATACAGAAGTGGCTAGTTTATTTCTTATGGATAATACAACTAAAGGTTATGTTGCAAGACGAACAGATGATGGTATTAGTCTACAATTTGGTAATGGGCTAATTGGATATCAACCGGAACCTGGTTCAACAATAAGAGTAGCATTAGAACTGACAGAGGGAGCAGCTGGAAATGTTATATCTGGTTCAGTTAGTTCTGGAGATAGACTTTATAATACAACTCTTGCAGGCATTACACAAATAGTTCAATATGCTGTTACTAATACTGCACCTGCTTTCAATGGAGAGGATGAAGAGTCCTTAGAAAGAATTAGACAAAACGCTATCACAAATATCACAGCTCTTGAAAGAATCATTTCAGAAAATGACTTTGTTCATTCTAATGAAATAATCGATGATTCTCCAATTGGTCCAAACTCTTTACCAGTTCTAAAACGTTCTGATATAAAAATAAATGAAATTGCATTATTTTCTACTGTTCTTTTTGGAACTGATTTGGTGTTAACTAAAGATTTGTATGAAACATTTAATACAACATTTGTTCCAAGAGAAACTGTTATTACTCAACAAGGGGTTAGTTATATTACAGTGTTTGATATGGAGATTGATCCGTTAAATACTTCGGCAGCGTATACTTATATTCTATATGAAATTACGCAGATTCCGACATTGGTTACAAGTTATGGTTCAACATATGATCTCTATGCATCTCAACTAACTGTAACAAGAGATGGTTTATCCGCTAGATATGAATTGAAATATGTTACTACTGAAACTGATCCTGAGCTTACAAGTTGTCAAATGGAAATATCAGAGAATGGTGCTACCTATAATATGGTAAATGATGGTTCTTCTTATATTTATATTTTTGCAGATAATAGAATTATCCCAAAAGGAGACTTAACCTATTTCTTCACTATCAGTCATACTACAGAAGGTCTTGTTGGGCAATTTAGTGACAAGTTTATTTTTAGATTATCATTAGATAATTTTACAACTTCAAATGCTTTGACAAGTGACAGTACGGGTTACACCGTCTACGACATACCTACGGTGCGTAAGGATTATTACGACAGTATTGATAAAAGAGCTTTTGAAACACAAGTTTTACAGCAACTTTTAACAACATTAACATTCAAAGACTATCGTATGTTAACTGACTTTATCAATTTTAAATTTGCAAATACTACAGGTGCCTTAGATAACATGCAATTTAATGATGTTAGTATGCTGCCTGTTACTAGTATTCTCTCTATTCCACCTACGTCAGCAGTAACAGGTGATCGATATATTGTATTAAATGGAACTGATGTTTGGTTAGATCATGATAATGATATTGCGTCTGCTTCTGTAGATGGTACATCTATTACATGGGTATTTACAGCACCCAAATCGGATCAAATGGTTCTTGTAAATAGTAATGGAATGAAATATATTTATAGTGAAACGGGCTGGGTTATTCCTACTTATGATATTCCACTTCAAATTTCTATTGATCTTTTTGTGGAAACCACTTATACAGGAACGCTTGGGGATCTTACACAAGCAACCCGAACCGCCCTCGTTGCGGCGTTTACGGACAGATTTGGTATTAATGTTGATATATATCGTTCAGAAATAATAGACGTTATACAAGAGGTTGACGGTGTTGAACATTGTAGACTCATAGCACCACAATCTAGTATTTTCTTTGATTTCGATATTGATGATTTTACACAAATACAGCTATTACAATATGCTCCACAATATGTATATTTTACAGAAGCAGATATTGCTATAAGGGTATTTTAAACTATGGAAGAATTACTAAGTAAAATAAAACCTAATTTACCAGGACTCAAACGATTTATTATTGGAAAAGCAGCGCAAGAATTATCTGCTCTTTCTGCACCTTGTTATTATCCGAAAACAAAAAAATTCTACTATGAAGTTTTAAACTTGTTAAGAATTAAAGATAAAGACTTTAAAGAATTTGTTAAAAGGAATTATAAAGGAAGTAAAGCAGAGTCATGGAATTTATGGAAAGATGTGGGAACTAATTTATTAGTTTTTGTTATGCATCTATTCTTAAAAAATAAAGATAAGAAAGCATTTTTCTCAACTTTAGTTTATTATATGATTGTACAATATTCTCGATTAATGCACAAACAAATGAAATATTGTTATGAAGATACATTTAAATTTATTTTTCAGGGAGAAAACAATACCAAACAGTTTATATTATTTAGCTACAGCAGTTCGGAAACCTTATGAGAAAGGAATTGAAGAATGGGATCTTGAAAGAATAATTATGTTTATTGGAGTAGCACGTCATCGAATTTCACAGAGTGTTAAGAGTTTTGCAGAAAATTATTATCGTTATAGAAAAGATGGTGCGGTTATTAAAACTCAAAATGAAGAATCAGATGATGATGCTAATGCTTATCAATATCAAACTCTACAACGAGGACAAAAAGTTATTGATGATGTAACAAAAAAAGTAACATCATACAAAATTATAGATCGTAAAGCATTTGCTGAAGCGAAAAAAATTAGCAAAATTAAAACATCAATTGCTACTTTAATGGTTGATAAATTATCTAACGCAAAAAATGCAAATAATATTCAAATTGCTTTACAATTATTTATTAAAGGTTTAACTGATGTGAGTATGGTTTGTGGAAAAGGATATCAACCATATGTTAAAAAATTAATGGCTATCAAACGTACAACAGCGCAATTATATTTTAAAGCACAAATTAATATTCTTCTTATGGATGTTTTAAAAGACATGAGGTTTGTAAAAGAATATGAAAAGTATACATCTCAAACACAATTTATTATTAATTCCTTTCTTGCATTTTATCTAACATCTGTTCTTAGAAATAATTTATGTTAAAATGTAGGAATGTTAATTTTAAAATCAGTAGGGAACCTGGAAATTAAATTGTTTGCGGCATCTTTAGCTTGCTGAACAACTCGATCAGCTGGATTTTGTTTTTCTTCAGAAGGTAGTTCTGTTTTTGTAGGAGCTTGATTTTTTGTTGCTCTTACAGCTGCTCTTTGTTCAGCTTCTGTTAATTGTCTTCCTCTTTCAATATCTGAAGTAAATCCTGTTGCTCTAACTGCACCTCTTTGTTGAGCTTCTGTTAATTGCCTTTCTCTTTCCTTAGTTGTTGTGGTACTAAAATTTTTAACTCCCTTTTTATAAGAGTCAACCCCAGCAATTCCATCAAGATATTTTTCTAGAGTCGGTCTGGTTCTACTCAATCCTTTAGCAGCTAACATACTACTATATAAACTACCAAAGTCAATTCTGACATCTACAATTCCCATTCTTTGATTATAAGCAATCTGTTGTTGGTCTCCACCTTTTATAACTGTTATATTTGAAATAAATGCAGGGTCTAAATCATATATACCAGGAGAAGAAATACGATGAATAAAAGGCCAACTATATGCTGCACCATCCTTTGAAAGTGGAATACCTAATAACATAATAGCTGCTAATGGACCGGCAATATATTTTTTAGTAGATTTTGGATCTGCTGGATTTGGATTATATAAACGAACTGTCATTGTATAAGAAGGAACAAACCCACTTGATTTCCACACCATCGGAAAATCTATTCTGCAACCAGCAGCCATACTAGAAAGTACAGACATACCAGGAGCTTTTGATTTTATAGCTGATGATGCCGTATTTTTGATGCCTTCAAGTATGTTTCCAGCAGTTTCACCATAACCTCCAAAACCTTTTAACATTCCCGCAAATTTATCTGTAGCTTCTCCAAGGTCACGTGAGCCAGTCATTTGCATTATAGTAGCTGCTGTCTCGCCACCGAGATTAGTCATCG